ATTTAATATATATAATATATATGGGGGAGTTCTGTCGTTTTAACGGGGCGTTTAATCTATGTTTTAAGGGGGCTCTAATGGGGCGTAAACCAGGGGTCCAGAATATACCCAAAGAGGCTGCCAAGAAGCAGGTCATTGAATTACTGAGCCAAGGCTCAACCATTGTAGACGCTATGAAGGCTGTGGGGCGTAACGAGGTTACCTTCCGCCAATGGGTGATGCAATCCCCTGAATTCAAGGAAGAGTCCGACAAGGCTCGCCTGGCGGGCAAAGGGGTCAAGGCTGACCTGAAGAACCTCAAGGATATTACCTTTGAGGAGTTCTCACAGCAGTTCCTAGACTCCCAACTCTTTGAGCATCAACTTTCCTGGGTAGACCTGATTGAGGGCAAAGAACCCCGCTGGTTACACCCTAATATGATTTACGAGCCAGGGGCTGCCAACCGTGTGTTGCTCAACGTGCCACCTGAGCACGCCAAGTCAACCACCATCACGATTAACTATGTGACCTACGCTTTGGCGATTAACCCGAATATCCGTATCATCATTGTCTCTAAGACTCAGGGTATGGCTAGAAAATTTTTAAGTGCGATTAAGACCCGCCTGGACCACCCATCTTGGATTAAGTTACAGATGGCATTTGGTCCTAACGGCGGTTACAAGGCTGATTCACCTACCTGGTCAGCCGATATGATTTATCTAGGAGCGGGACGCGATTCTGGCGAGAAGGACCCTACGGTTCAAGCCCTTGGATTTGGTTCCCAGATTTACGGCGCACGCGCCGACCTGATTATCCTAGATGACGTTGTGATGAACTCAAATGCCCACGAGTGGGAGAAGCAAATTGAATGGCTTCAGAAAGAAGTTATCACACGTCTGGGACGGCACGGCAGACTTCTTATAGTTGGAACCCGTGTCGCTCCCGTAGATTTATATAAGCAGATTCGTGATGGCGCTAACTGGACTGGTGGCAAAAGCCCCTTTACCTATTGTGCAATGCCAGCGGTTCTGGAGTTTGACGAGAAGCCAGCCAACTGGCGAACCCTTTGGGCTAAGACTGACAGACCTGAAGGAGATGTGGACGAGGCAGATGACAACGGACTTTATCCTAAATGGGATGGACCCGCGCTCTTTACAAGGCGCTCTGAAGTCGCTCCGTCGGTCTGGGCTATGGTCTACCAACAAGAAGATGTCACAGAAGATGCCATCTTCCCCCCAGCCACAGTTGCAGGTTCCGTCAACGGAATGCGAAAACGTGGACCGCTAAAGCCTGGTGCTCCAGGACATCCTAAGCACGTTGAAGGATTTACGGTTATTGGTATTGACCCTGCTATGACAGGTGCTACCGCAGCCGTTGCTTGTACCTACAACAAGTCAGATGGCAAAATTTATATTTTAGATGTTGCCAATATGACAGAACCAACGCCCGCCAAGATTCGTAACCTGATTGAAGAGTGGGTGATGAAGTACCGCCCACAGGAGTTGCGTATTGAAATCAACGCACACCAGAAGGCTTACGCTTTAGATGAGGATTTGCGCCAATGGCTATCTGCCTATGGTTGCACACTTAACCCTCACTTTACTGGCAAGAACAAGTGGGATACATCTTTCGGTGTTGCTTCTATGGCAACCCTGTTTGGGTCTTTGCGTGATGGAAGATTCCAAGATAACAACTTGATTGAACTACCAAGCAACGAAGGCTCAGAAGGTTTGAAGGCTTTGGTACAGCAGTTGATTACTTGGAAGCCTGACACAAGAAACGCAACCGACTGCGTGATGGCTCTTTGGTTTGCCGTCATCCGCATACGCGAGATGATGCAGAAGAGTTCTAATCTAACAAGATATGCGAACAATCGCTGGACTACCAGGGTACAACGCCAAGGTAGAGCAAGTATTAACTTAGACGAAGCCTTTGCAGAGCAATGGCAAGAAACATACGGATAGGAAATTATGGCACTCTCAATTGAACAGATTACGGCGCGAGTTGAATCGCTCCGCTATCGCTCTGTAGACAGGGACCAACGTAACCTTGACGTACTTGCTGTGCGTAAAGGACAGATTGCATCTGTTTATCCTGACTTCTTTCCAGACGGAGTAGATGCAAACGTTGTAGCCAACTTTGTTGACATTGTTGCTCGTGACTTGTCTGAAGTTATGGCTCCGCTTCCTGCAGTCAATTGCTCTGCTGCTAACGCCGTTAAGGACCGCGCTCGCGCTTTTGCTGATAAGCGCACAAGAATTGCTTCTAACTATTTTGCACACTCAGACCTTTCGGTACAGATGTACCAAGGTGCTGACTGGTATCTCACATACGGTTTCCTCCCATTCATTATTGAACTGGACGAGGAAGCGAAGTTGCCACGCATCCGCCTAGAAAACCCAATAGGTGCTTACCCAGATTTTGACCGCTACGGACGCTGTGTTGCTTTCGCAAAACGCTATATGATGACACTAGGCGAATTGGTTTCTCTGTTCCCTGACTACGAGTATCAACTTCTCGGTGGCTTACGCTACGAGCAAGACTTGACTCAGCAGGTTGAGATGATTCGCTACTATGACAAAGACCAGTCAGTTATCTATCTTCCTACAAAGGAAAACCTAGTCCTTTCTCGTGCAGAGAACCCACTAGGAAAGATGATGATTGTTGTTGCAAAGAAGCCATCTGTTGATGGTGAGATGCGTGGTCAGTTTGATGACATCATTGGTATTCAATTGCTTCGTAACCGCTTTGCTCTTCTTGCTATGGAGGCAGCAGAGAAGTCTGTACAGGCTCCGATTGTTCTGCCTTCAGACGTAAACGAATTGCAACTAGGTGGAGACGCAATCATCCGCACAGCAAACCCTGCTGGCGTTCGTCGCGTTGAACTTACAATTCCACAAGGCGCATTTACTGAGCAGACATTGCTCAATCAAGAAATGCGTGTTGGTGCTCGTTATCCTGAAGGACGTACAGGAAACATTGATGCATCAATTGTTACAGGTCAAGGTGTACAGGCTCTTATGGGTGCATTTGATACACAGGTCAAGTCAGCACAGGCAATCTTTGCTTCTGCTCTTCGTGACGTAATTCAGATTTGTTTCCAAGTTGACGAATTAATTTTCCCATTAGAAAAGACCATCCGTGGTGTTGACTCAGGTTCTCCATACGAGATTACCTACAACCCACGCAAGGACATCAAGGGTGACTACTCAGCAGATGTTCGCTACGGAATGCTTGCAGGTCTTAACCCTGCACAAGGTCTTATCTTTATGCTTCAGGCTCTTGGCGGAGGTCTTATCTCAACTGACCTTGCAATGCGTGAACTTCCATTTACAGTTGACGTAACTAAAGAACTTGAAAAGATTGAAGTTGAAAAAATGCGTGGCTCATTGCTTCAGGGACTACAGGCAATGTCACAAGCAATCCCACAAATGGCTGCTGCAGGTGAAGACCCAACAGATACCATTCAAAAGATTTCTGCAGTAATCAAGGCACGCCAAAAAGGACAGGCACTTGAGGACGCGATTGCGGATGTATTCGCACCTGCAGAACCAGTCCCTCCTGCTGGAGTTGCCCCTGAGATGGTTGAGCAAACGTCCCCTGCTCCCGCTGGCGCTCCAGTAGGAGGCTCTCCTATGGAGATGGGCGCAGGTGGTCCACCAGATGTTATGACACTTCTATCAGGTTTGACTGGTGGAGGAGAAGCCACAGCAAGCGTCAGAAGCGCACGACAACTTTAATCTAAGGAGGGGACAATGACCACATTAATTGCAGTTCAAGGTAAAGGCTGGGCTGCTATTGGTTGTGACTCACGTTCTTCAGATGAAGATGGTCGTCCAATGGTTATGGCTACACACAAAATCATTGAGAACAATGGCGTACTAATCGCAGGTTCTGGCGCAGGACGAGGTTCAAACATCTTGCAGTTTGGTTGGAAAGCACCAAAGCCAACAGCAGCAGATGCACAAGACCTTGATGGTTTTGTAACTAAAAGATTTATACCTGAGATGCGTAAAGCATTTATTGATTCAGGTTACGATATGAAAGAGGACGGGGATGCTGCAGCGCACGATTCACAATTTCTTATTGTTTTGCGTGGGGTTATCTATCCTATCTTTGAAGATTATAGTTGGGACCGTGATACTCGTGGTGTCTACTATTCTGGCAGCGGTAGCACTATTGCCCTTGGTGCTTTACAAATTTTATTGGCTGGAGTTGAGACCCTTACTCCAGATGTTGCGACAGATGCAATTGAAAAAGCAATCAAAGTAGCATCTGACTGGGACATCTATACCGCACCACCCGTACTAACGAAAGTGCAGTATGCCAAATGACTAAAGAGTTTCGTACAAAAGTAGAAGAAGCATTGCGTATGTTGGTTGACAACGACGCAAATGGAACCAACTACTTGTGCTCTAACTGGGTTCTTATCTCAGAGTGGGCAGATTTTGAAGGTAGCCGTTACTTACATACAGAGGTGAGTGAGGCTATGACTCCGTGGAACGCAGTCGGAATGATGCGTCTTGCGGAAGAGTACAACAGTGAATTAGTAATTGACAACACACAAGAGGAGGATGAAGATGCCTAGAGGCGGAATGCGTCCAACTGCACCACAAAATAATCCTGCAAATGTATCTGCTACAGGTGGCAACGGACAATCTGGTACACAGGCTGCTCGCTACTACTCAGGTGGTACATACGGACAGGGACAGGAAATGATGGCGCAGCAAGAAGGAGCACCTCTTGCAGGTCAACCAGCAACACCAGCATTTAAGCCAAGCAACCCAGTTCGCAACCTTCCACAAGCGACTCCGATTACTGCGCCAACTGCACGTCCAGATGAGCCAGTAACAACAGGAATTCCTATAGGACCAGGAGCGGGACCTGAAGCACTTGCGCTTCCAACTACACAAGATAATAACGAGGACAAACAACGTCTTCTTTCTTACCTACCAGCGTTGGAAGTGGCTGCTCAAAGCCCTAACTCCTCACAAGCATTTCGTAATTATGTGAGAGTGTTAAGGGCTAATCTTCTATGAGTGAACGCGAAGCAGCGCAAAGGGCTTTAGAAGCCAAGAACAAAGCGGGCAATCCATCTGCCTTTGATGTGATGGGAGCATTTAGCAACTACTACAATCCAACTGCTAATCCTGCTAAGGCAGATTCAGTTGCTTTGGGGTTTGGTACTTCTCTAAAGCCAGTTAATCGTGCAGAAGCAGTTGCATCATTTAATGCACAGCAGAAAGCAAAGAGCCCTACAACTGGTTCATTGCAACCTGCTGCACAACAGTCAGGTTTCTGGAGCAAAGTATTTGGTGCTATGGAGAAGGCTTACAACTTCTCATCACAGGTTGTTTCATTTGGTCTTACCCTTGGAGAAGAAAGCAATCCTTTATACCAAGGTGGATTTGAGTTTGATAACGTCAAGAACTCTTGGAATGCTGCTCGTCAGATTTCTCCAGGTCGTGCATTTGTTCGCACCTTTGCTGGTAACAGCATTGATGACATTGAGGGTCTATTCTCTGGCGTAGTAAAGACCGTAAGTGGTGGAAAATTATCTGGGGCAGATAAATTCCTACAGGACCATATGCTCTTTGCAGCAAATGATTTTAATATTTATGACGAGGCTCAACGTGAAGAGGCTTTCCGTACACAAACGATAGGTCGCTTTAGTTCGCTTGCAACAGATACGGTTGCTCGTTTTACAATTGACCCAACAATTTTTGCTGGTAAGTTGTACAAGGCATACAAGGTTGCTGGTGTAACTGTCAAGTCTGCCGAAGAACTCAAGGGCATTATGGCTGGTACAGTTACTGGTCGTCGTGCAACTCGCATTCGTGCAACTATGAACGACTTCATTGAGAAGACAGACGGTATGAACCAGTCTGATTTGTTCCGCGTTAAGGCTATTCGTGAGTCTGCTAACCCAGCATCCTTTGCTGATGTGCTTGCAGATGCCAATAAGATTGATGACAAGGTAACTCGTCACCAAGCCAAGATGGATATTATCAACTGGGCTATGGGTGATGCCTCTGCAGCCAACCGCTTAGTGGAAACACAAGGCGCAATTGCTGCCAAGATTGGTCAACTACAGGACGAAGTTGTCCAAGCAAAATATTTTGGTCAAAGTTTTGACAAGAAGACTGGTCAGTACACATTTGATTTAACTAACAATGGTCCTGACTATGAGAATGTTGTAGAACTTGCCAAGCAGTTTGAGGGCGAACTTGCTGCTATCAACAAGAAGTTGGCAACAGAAGCAATCATTGACCCTACTAAGGTTCCAAAGTTTGATACTTTGTCCCTTGCACGCCAAGCAGCATCACGCAGTCAAGAGTTTATTGACGTTCGTGCAGGTGCTGCAGGTGGCGTGTTCCGTGTTCTTACAGGTTTTGCCTACAAGACACCTAAAGGCTGGATTGATTTTACAGATAATCAGTCAGTTCAGACATTAGACAATATGCTTAACCGCGTTCGTGGTTTCTCAGACAAGCAGCGTCAGGTTTATGTAACTAAAATTGCTGACGCACAGAACAAACTTAAGGCTGGAGTCAAAGACCCAGAACTTAAGAAGGAACTTGTTGCAGAGATTAAGAATCTCAAGGCTGATATGAAGCAAGCAGCGTTCACAGTCCAGCGTCGTGATGAACTTTTTGCAAAGTACACACAGGCTGTTGACCCTAATGACCGTGCTTTTGTTTATCAGCAGATTGAAGAGGAACTGTTCAACACAGTTGCCCGTCAGTTTGGCTACCAAGAGGCAGATGTTCGCAAGGCTTGGACTGTATTCTCACAAGGTCGTGCCAAGGCTCACAACATTATCCGTGAGCGTGCGTACACAGGTGCAATTGACCCTGCTACAGGAGCACCAGTTGGTGCAAAGGTCAAGCCAATCGTAGGAGATGAAGCAACATATGTCATCCCGCTACCATTGAATGAGACTCAACTAGTCAAGCAGTTGCCAACTCTGGATATTGACCAGATGTACAACGTATTGAACAAGTACACAAGAGCACAGCGTGTAGATAAGTTCGGTAAGGTCTACAACAAACTACGCCCAGCCCAAGGTTTAGGCGAGGATTTGATTGATGGTCTTGACTCACTACTTAAGTTTGAAGTTTTAGCACGTCTTGGTTACCCAGTTCGTAACGTGACTGAGGGACATATGCGTATCCTCACGACAGCAGGACCTATGGTTATCCTTAATAAGATTAAGGCTGGCTCACGAAACATTATCTCTAATGGCTTCAAGGGTGCATCACTAGATGACATCTACAACTGGAGCGATAGCGTCAAGTTAAACACTAAGCGTACTGAGTTGGCTGCAATGCTAGACAATGCAGATGACCCAATCCAGATTCAGCGTGAGATTGACGAAATTGACAAGATGCTTGATGGCACAATCAAGATTAAGGACCGCTATGGTCTTGGCTTGCGTGAGATTGATGGCGTTAAGTATGAAGATGCTTTGGGTGCTACACCTGAGCGAGCCAGATTTATTCAAGAGAAGTTTATTGCTAACGCAGCGAAGATTGTTGATAACCATTTCAGCGAATCTTCAAAGAAGTTAAAGAACCTATATGAGACAAACGGGGACTTCGTTGTCATCAGAGGTTCAGATGCTATGTGGGAAGATGCTTACTACCGTGTAGTTAATCGTCAAGTCCGTAATAGCAAGTTGACTTCTATCCTGCTACAGAATAAGCCAAGAGAACAACTCATTGATGAAGCAGAGATGTTCCTATTGAAGAACTCTGAGGGTCGTAAGATTCTTAAGAACCTTGCAATGGGTCGTGATGCCCGTGCTATCGCTGAAGCCAATATGCTTAACGTTGAGAACTTGTTCCCATCTTGGGTTAATCCTAAGTTAAAGGACATTGCATCTAAGCGTGCTATTACTCTTGACGATATCAAGAAGTATTTCGGTACAGATACCACACGTCGTCCTGATGTGAACGCAGCACAGATAGGTGCAGCCAACGGAACAGGCGTTGCTGCCCGTATGTGGGGTGATTTCCTAGAGGGATTCTATAAAGTAATGGGTGAAATCCCAGAATCTGAATTAGTTCGTAATCCACTCTTTGTTGACCTATATCGCAAGCGTATGGCAGCATCTGTACAGAATGCTATTGAAACATACCCTGGCAAGGATATTCCACAGGCTTATCTGCGTAAACTAGAAAACTCATCCCGTCAATGGGCAAGAGCAGAACTACGTCGTACACTTTACGATACATCAGAGCGTGTATCTGCAGCCAAGAGTCTTAAGTATGTGTTCCCCTTCTTCGGAGCATTTGCTGACGTGGCTGAAAAGTGGGGTCGCATTGTTCTTAATGACCCATCAGTTATCCGTAAACTAGAAACAGTTTATGATTCACCTGACCGCTCAGGTATGGTTGAAGAACGTGATGGTATTACATACATTAATCTTCCTGGTGAGTGGGCTAAGCGTCTTACATTAGGTAAAGTTGAGGGACGACCTCTTGCAATTCCTAAGCCATCACTCAATCTCATCTTCCAAGGTGGTGCTTGGTGGAATCCAGGTGCAGGTTGGTTCGTGCAGTTCCCAGCATCAGCACTATTGAAGGCTATTCCAGACCTAGAACGTAATGCTTTAGTTAAGGAAATCCTTCCATACGGTGCAGATGGTACTGGTTGGAAAGATTTAGTTGTTCAATCTGCAGGTGCTCGCAAGATTCTTGCCATCTTTGATGAAGATGACCCTATGCGTAAGAACTTAACTGTGCTTATTGCAGCAGAAGAGAACCAAAAGTATGACAGCGGTCTTCGTGCTACAGCACCTAGTGCTAAGGAAATCAATAAGAGAGTACGAGATATCCTTGGTATGGAAGCAGCAGCACGTTTGGTCTTGCCATTTGCAACCAATACACGCTCACCTTACCAGTACTACATTGATGAGTACCACCGTCTTCGTGAAGAAGACCCAGTAACTGCTGCTGATAAGTTCTACGACAGGTACGGAGATGACTACTATCTCTTTACAACTAGCCTATCTAAGAACAACACAGGTATTGGCGCAACTATTGAGGCAGATAAGCGTACAAAGCAACTGTCAGATTTGATTGCAAAGAACCCTGAGTACGGTTGGTTCCTTGTAGGAGATGCTAACGCAGGTCAATTCTCACCTACTGTTTATCAAAAGCAGCGTGAGATGGCAGTAGCCCCAGGTAGCACACGCAAGTTCCGTGAGTCTCAAGACCCATACGAGGCTATTAAAGAGACTAATGCCGAAAAGGGTTGGCTTGAGTACAACAAGGTTAATGACTTAATTGAAGCACAGCGTATTGCTCGTGGTCTTAAGACATTAAACTCAAAGGGTGCTGAAGACCTTAAGCAAATCAAGGAAGAGTTTATTGCTGAGTTGTCTCAGGAGAACCCTGACTGGGCAACAGCACGAGGCAAGATTGATACAGGCAAGGTTAACAACTTCTTGAAGTTTGCTAATACTGCAGTCAAGGACCCACGTCTTGCCAATCGTTCCGATATGAAGAGTATGAAGGAATACTTGGAAGTTCGTGAATTGATTGTAAATGCTTTGTCTCAACGCAAATCAAAGAGTCTTGACAATGAAGGTAACGCTGATATCAAGGAAATCTGGGATGAGTTCATTGGTGACTTGATTGACCAAGATGTTACATTCAACAAAATCTATACACGCATACTTGAAAATGATGACCTTCGGAAGGGCTTATAATGAGTGCTGCAGATAAGGCAAAGGCTAAACTTAGTGGCGAATCTAGCGCTGCTACAGGATACGCTCCTGGAACTGTATATCTAGGTTCAGAGGCTTATGCTGCTAGTACAGTTATGAGTCCTACTGGAACTACATACAACATTCCTGCTGGCAAGTCAGACCGTACCGTTCCTCTTAATGATGCAAAGAAACTTTACATCACAGACCCAGCAGTCAAGGCAAAGTGGAATGCAGCGCTAAAGAAGTATGGCTTTGAGACTGACCCAATCAAGGGTCGTATGATGTGGGAGATGGCAGTAGATGGTGCATCTGACTGGTATCAAACATCTGAAGGTCAGCAGAAGATTACACCTGAGATGTACCTACAATGGTATGCAAAGGAAACTGCACCAAAGAAGAAAGAGAATCTTCCAAGCCGTCAGGTTTATATGTATGACGAGGCTACAGTCCAGGGCATTATTACAGACACAATCTCTAAAACATTAGGACGTAAGCCTACAGATAGCGAAAGCAAAGACTTTTATACAGCAATTCAGAAGATGATTGAAGAGGGAACTGTTACAACTAACAAGACCCGCATCAATCCTGAGACTGGCTTGAAAGAAAGTTACTCAGTTACTGAGCCAGGGTTTAGTCGTGAAAAGGCAGAAGCATTTATCCAGAGCAAGATTACTGGAACAGAAGACTACGAAGAGAAGAAGAGTCTTGACTTCGTTGACTTCATCCGAGGAATCAGGTAGGAAGTATAGTGGCTGACACAAAAGAACAGATTGCATACGACCAGGAACTTGCTTCTCTCAACCAGATGAAGGGCATCCCTTCACTTAAGGTTGCCTATGATGCTGCTCTTGCTGCATTCAATAAGAAATATCCTAATGGTCGTCCAGGTACATCATCATCAACTGGTGCCAAAGCAGCATCATCAAAGGGATTAACACAGGCTCTTATTGATAGCCGTCCTGATGATGTTAACTTACGTCTTGCGTGGGAAGCATTCCTTGCAGATAACCTTACTGACGCAGAGCGTTACTGGCGTTCAAGTAAGTACTTCACAGAAGTATCTGACTTATCACAGTCACGAGGCGAAACCAAGTTAGGTCGCCCAGGGGTATACGCACAAGACCTTTCCAAGTATCGTGCTGCTCAGCGTGTGCGTTTGGCTCAGTCTGGAATTACATTAAGTGAAGCGCTATTCAATACAGTAACCGAAGATGCTTACCTTGGCGGATTGTCTGACCAAGAACTAGATGTCAAGGCATTGGCTGCATTCCAGGGAAAAATTGGTGGCAACACCCTTTCTCAGGTTAACTCACTTAAGTCATATGCAAACTCATTCGGTATGCAGTACGACCAAAATACTTTTGATACTTACTCACGAGATATCTTTGCTGGATTGACAACAGTTGCAGATGTCCAAGAGAAGATTCGTATGGATGCTGCTAGCACATATCCAGTCTACAAAGACCAGATTGATAAGGGCGTAAGCCTTGATGCTTTGGCTTCTGCCTACAAGTCTTCTATGGCTAACATCCTTGAGAAGGACCCAGACTCAATCGGATACAACGACCCTATCTTGCGTCGTGCTTTGCAGTACATAGGTCCAGATGGCAAGCCATCAGTCAAACCACTATGGCAGTTTGAAAAAGAACTACGCAGCACTCCTGAATGGGAATACACAAATAATGCACGAGACACAATTGACTCGTTATCACTTAAAGTTCTTCGTGATTGGGGGCTAGCCTAATGGCATACACAGCAGCACAATGGGCTAGATTACAGGCTGGGCTACCACCAGAGGACAAGACTTCATACGCAGAATATCTTGCGTCGCTTAATCAGAAAGACCCATCTGATGTAAAACTTTCTGCACAGGCTGCAGCAGCAACACCAGCAACAGCCTCTCAATCAAATGATGCAGCCCGTGCTGCTCTAATGAGACTTACATCTGGCGCAACACTAACTGATGCTGAGAAAAAGTTATTAAATATTTCAACAACACCTGCACCAGCAGCGACACCAACTGCTAAGACTGTAACAGGAACATCTTACAAGGGAACTGGCGCTAATAGAATTAAGGTAACATCTTATTCTGATGGCTCAACATCTGAAGAACCAGCACCAGTTGATGTAGTTGTTACCAGTAATCTTCCAGCAGGATTTACTGCAGGGGCATTTCCAAAGGAATTAGAAAAGTTCTTTGGTGCAGCATCTGCTTATCCTGGATATAAGATTGATTCTTTCACAGACAAAGATGGAAAGGTTTACTACCAACTATCTGTTGCTACTGGACCTAATTCATCTCAGACATTCGGTGCTAGATTTGCCAAAGATGCAGCAGGTGGATGGACGACATACAGTTCAACAACACCTACAGCCACAAATACATCATCTACAAATGGCGCAACATCTGATGAGATTGCAAATCTTAAGGCACAACTTGCTTCACTTCAGAATCAAAACACAGCAGCAGCAAATATTGCAGCAGCCAACGCAGCCAAAGAAACAGAGTCTAAGCGCCAGTCAGTTATTGCAGTTCTTACTGACCGCTTTAATAAGTATGGCTTGAGTTCACTAGTAACAAAGATTCGTGACCTAGCAGTAGATGGAGCAACAGAGGCTACTATTACTCTTGCTCTTCAGGAGACACCTGAGTATCAGCAACGCTTTGCTGCTAACTCAGAACGTCTTAAGAAGAATCTTCAGGTGCTTACACCTGCAGAGTATCTCAACCTAGAAGACGGATACCGTCAGGTTCTACGAGCATACGGACTTAAGCAGTTTGACACAGATGAGTATGTCCGTCAGTTTATTTCTAATGACGTATCAGCAGCAGAACTATCTGACCGCGTAGTAACAGCAGTACAGCGTGTACAGAATGCTGACCCATCAGTATCAAAGCAGTTGCGTGACTACTACGGTATCGGCAATACTGACCTTGTTGCATATGTTCTTGACCCTAACCAGCAACTACCTAAGATTCAACGTCAGGTTGCAGCAGCAGAGATTGGTGCAGCAGCAGCGGTACAGGGAATCACAGCAGGAGTATCTGTTGCAGAACAACTTGCTGCACAAGGAGTCACACAGGCTGAGGCTCGTAAGGGTTATGCGACTATCGCAGACATCCTGCCTACAGCAGAGAAACTTTCAGCAATCTATGGTGGAGTTGAAGCAGGTTACGGACTTGGCGAAGCAGAGCAAGAAGTATTTAATTCTCTTGCAGAAGCACAGCGCAAGCGTGAACGCTTAACATCACGAGAGATTGCAGCATTTAGTGGGCGAACAGGTATTGCCCGCACAGGTCTGACCCAGACAACACAGGGTCAATTCTAAGAATCCTTGACGGACTTACCAGCACCGTCAGGCGTATAAGACTGGAAGCAGAAGCCGACCTACTCCCCCTAGTAGCAATCGTGGTCTGCGAACTAACAACGAATAGAAAGGGTGGTTGCTATGAGCAACAACAATTACTGGGATGAAGACGACGACGACCTAGATATGGATTCCACAGCCGAAGGCGGAGACTTAGTTAAAAAACTAAGAAAAGCCAAGCGTGCTGATGAGAAGCGTATTAAGGAACTTACCGAGCAACTTGAGACATTTACCAAGTCGCAGCGTGAAAGCACCGTCAAGCAAATCCTGGAGAAAAAGGGAGTTAATCAGAAGGCTGCACGCCTTATCCTAAAAGACTTGGAAGGCGACTTCTCAGAAGATTCAGTTTCAAACTGGCTTGATGATAACGCTGACCTCTTTGGTTTACAGGTGCAGGACACTCAGAAAGAACAAAATCTTTCAACATTGCGTCAACAGGACACAATTGCACAGAGTGCCATAACTCCCGATAGAGCAGAAGACTTTGAGTTGCGTCTGAACAATGCTGGCAGCACAGAAGACATCATTGACTTGCTCCGTTCGCAGCAGTAATTATCCGTTCATAGTCACTTGGAGGTGACCAAACAATGTCCAACCAATATACAGATACCTCTAGCACCTCGCTAGGCGGTACAGTAGGTGGCGCTGGTCTCGTACAGAAGGCGTATGACCGCCTTCTAGAGTTTGCTCTCCGTTCAGAACCACTAATTCGTTCTGTCGCAGATAAGCGTCCAGCACGCCAAGCATTCCCAGGACAAACAGTTGTCCTACAGAAGTGGGTTGACCTTGACCAGTCAACATCAGCACTTACAGAAACAGTTGACCCAGATGCAGTTGCATTGTCAACACCAACAACAGTTACAGTAACTCTTCAGGAGTTCGGTAACTCTGTTCTTGTAACTCGTGCTCTACAGTTATTCTCACTCGCAGACGTTGACCCAGGTATTGCAAACATCATTGCTTACAATGCTGCAGACTCAATTGACGCAGTAGCAATGACAACACTACGCTCAGGTTCAAACAACATCTACGCAGGTAACGCAACAGCAGTTGCAAACGTAGATGCAGCAGACACAATTGACTCAGCAGACATCCGTCGTGCTGTAGCAAAGTTGCGTGCTAACAAGGCTAAGGCTCGTCGTGGCACAGCATACTGGGCTGGAATCCACCCAGAAGTTTCACACGACCTTCGTGCAGAGACAGGCAATATGGGCTGGAACTTCGTTCACGCTCAGACAACACCATCTGTTGACAAGATTTGGGCTGGCGAAATCGGACAGTACGAAGGCGCATTCTTCGTAGAGTCTCCACGTCTTTACTCAAGCAAGTCAGGTGCAGACCAGACAGCGCTAACAACAACAGCAGTAACAGTTGCAGGAACATCAGCAGGATTCACATTCGGCGTTGCTTCATCATCTGTTATCGCATCTCGTGCAGAAGTTGGCGACAAGATTGCAGGAACAGGTATCGCTTCAGGCGCACTTATTTCTGACATCTCAACAACAGGTTCAACAACAACAATTACTGTATCTATTGCTAACACAGCAGCAGTTACAGCAACAACAACTGTAACTGTAACCCCAGTAACTCGTGTCTTTGACACAATCCTCTGCGGTTCACAGGCTATGGCTGAGGCAGTTGCTGAAGAGCCACACGTCGTTATCGGTAACGTTACAGATAAGTTGATGCGCTTCCGCCCAATGGGTTGGTACGGCGTACTTGGCTTCGCTGTATACCGTGATGAGGCTCTATACCGAATCACATCAGGTTCATCAATCGCTGCTCTCTAATTGAGTTGATTGACTGTAGGGCTAGGGAAACCTAGCCTTATGGTGAGTTCACTAAGGAGGACTAATGGCTAACTGGACTTTTACAACACCAACAGTATTAGAAGGACCAATTGGCGAAGGTCGCTTATTTGACTTCTATCGTCAGGACAGAGGCGTAACAATTGTTATGCAACCTTCTGGAACTTATAAGCAAATTCGTTATCCAATGGATGAAGACCTTGCCCAATATCCACAAGTCTACAGAGGTGGCTATAACCACACAGTAGATGATGCAACAAAGGCAGCACTTATTGCTGGCAATGTAGGAATAACAGAAGCAAACTTCGTAGAACAGTAGGGGACAATGGAACATATCCATATCAGTAAGGTTCTTGAATTTGGATTTACAGAGACGCACGACTTCAAAGCAACACTATGGGGTTGCTCTCTCTGTGATGCAACACAAGACAAACCATTTGAACACGAAGATATAGAGATTGACCACACCAACTGTGATGATGATTGTTTTGGTTGCAAGGTCAAGACATTAGAACTTAATACTGGTGACGCTAATAGTAAAAAGACTATGAGCAATAAGAAGTTCAATTCAGAATTGAATGCTTACAGGGAAGCAAGAAGCCAGGGCATTCAACCATCAGGTACGACTATGACCAAGATTGAAGAGGCTTACAAAGCCTCAGAAAATCTAGGCAAAGCCTACAAGGGTGAGAGTATGCCTGATGCAAGCAAGATAGATAAATCACTAGCAAAAACTATGAATGAACTGGGAGCATAAAATGATGGGTAAGAAGATGGCTGGTAAGGCTGGCAAGATGTACAAGAAGGCAGAGAAGATGGAAGAAATGGCTATGAAAATGAAGATGGCTAAGAAGTCTCCTGCTAAGAAGGCAGCAGCAAAGAAGATGGGCAAGAAGAAGTAATGCCAGTTCGTAAGCCAGGCAAGTGCCGTAAGTGCGGAAAATCAGACAAAGCGTGTAAGTGCTAATGAAGAAGAACAAAGTTGAGAAAGTAATGGGCGAGTTTAAGCGGGGAACACTTCACTCTGGAAAGGGTGGCAAAGTTGTTAAGTCTCGCAAACAGGCTGTGGCTATTGCTCTCTCTGAGGCTGGAAAGTCAAAAGCGAAAAAGACAGTTAAGAAGGCGAATAAAAAATAATGCAAAGAGACCCTAGACTAAAGCGAGCAGGAGTGTCAGGCTTTAACAAGCCTAAGCGCACACCAAGTCATCCAACAAAGTCACACGTTGTTGTGGCAAAAGAAGGCGATAAGGTCAAAACTATTCGCTTTGGTCAACAGGGTGTGACAGGGGATAGACAACCAACTGCACGTCAGAAATCTTTTAAGGCACGTCACGCAAAGAACATTGCCAAAGGAAAGATGAGCGCAGCCTACTGGGCAGATAAGGTGAAATGGTGAAGAAGAAAGCATTCTGGGATACAAAGAATCCTAAAAAGAAATCAACTCCTTTGACTCCAGCACAAAAGGCTAAGGCAAAGGCAGCAGCCAAGAAGGCTGGTCGTCCTTACCCTAACCTTATTGATAACGCAGCAGCAAAGCGAAAGGGTAAATAATGGCAACAGGTACAGCAGGTAGTTCTTTTACTAGTGAACTCAACCGCTTGGCTAATGGCGGAACTTACCCAGCAATCAGCGCATATGTTGCTCCTACTAAGGCTGCAAATGTTTATGCTGGAACAACTGGCTTGGCACTTATTGGTGCTTTGAATCTTAAGGCAGATGCTAACCGTCAGCCAGATGACTACAAGGCATTGGGTGGAATCTGCAACGAACTAGCAGGAACAACAGACTTATCCCCGACTGATGCCTTAAGGAGTATTAACCTGTGACAACACTAGCAAACCTTATTGATGAAGTTCTCATCAATCTCTCAGGTTATACATACCAGCAGGAGCGGTCAACATATCTGACTCAGGCTGTTACAACTTTGACCTCACCAAGTTCTAACCCTACTATCTTAAGTCTTGGTTCTACCGACAACGTAGGTAAAGGTGTCCTTGAAATTGATGAGGAACTATTGTGGGTTGACTCATTTGACCGTATTGCTAACACGGCAACCATTGCTCCCTATGGTCGTGGGTATCTAGGTACATCAGCAACTACTCACGCAGTAGATGTCAAGGTAACAGTATCGCCAATCTTCCCACGCTTCTCAGTCAAGAAGGCTATCAACGACACTATCCGCGCTATGGGAAATCAGTTGCTTGCAGTCAAGCAGACTTCTTTCACATTCAATGCAGCGGTAAACACATATGGTTTTAATGACTTAAACATTGACAGAATTATTCGTATTGACTGGCAGGATGTAGGACCTACTGAGGAATGGATTCCAGTTCGTCGCTGGGACTTTGATTCCTTTGCAGATGGTTCTGTGTGGGGCTCAAATGCTCAGACAATAACAATGAGTGACTACATTACTGCAGGTCGCATAGTCAAGGTTACATACCTAACTACACCTTCAGCGTTAGAGAACTCATCAGATGTATTTACAACAGTAACTGGCTATCAGGAGTCAGCAAAGGACATTGTTGTTCTAGGTGCTTCGTACAGACTACTGACATACCTAGACCCTGCTCGTGCAGCACAGATAAGCCCACAGGCAGACGAGACAGATGGCAAGCGCCCATACGGTGCAAGCGCATCTGCAACCAAGCAACTTTACGCACTCTACTCACAGCGTCTGCGAGAAGAGATTCAAGCCCTCCAGGGTCAATATCCCCCACGAGTTCACTACAGCCGATAGGAACCTGAATGACAACACGCAAATACTCCTCACGCTCTCAGCAGACAACCCTGACTGGAGCAGTTACATCTGGTGCTACATCAATGACTGTAGTTTCAGGCACAGCACTCTTGGGTGGTGTAACTATTACAGCGGGAACAACCTTCACGCTTGTACTAGACCCCGATACAGCCATTGAAGAAATTGTAGATGCTACCGCGAACTCTACTAACACCTTCACAATAACCCGTGCCATTGATGGCTCATCAGCCCAAGAGCATTCGGCTGGTGCAGTAGTTCGTCATATGGCAATTGGTCGTGACTATCGTGATGCAAACTTACACGCTGAAGCATCTGCTTACTACAATGATGGTTCAGGTACTGGTCATACAATGCACGGTATTGGTTCAGGTGAAGGTGATGTAGTAGGTACGCTTAAGACACAAACTCTTACTAACAAGACTCTTACAGCGCCAACTATCTCTGACCCAACTATTACTGGCACAGCATCTGCTGGTGCAGTACTGGTCTTTGAGGGTACAACTGCTGACGCATACGAGACAACCTTAACTGTAGTTGACCCAACACAGGACAACACAATCACATTGCCTAACACAACAGGCACAGTAACTATTAATGATGCTACTCAGACTCTCACCAACAAGACCATTACAAGTCCTATTATTGGCGGTAGCCCAGTCATTACTGGTCTTTCATCTGTTGGTATGTCAACATCATCTGCTACACCAAAAGATTATGTAGACAGCATTTTAGGTTCAGCAACTGCAGCAGCAACATCTGCAGCCAGCGCTGCAGCCAGCGCAACTGCAGCAGCCACAAGCGCTACAAGCGCAGCAGCCTCAGCCTTGGCAGCAGCATCTTCTGCTACAGCCTCAGCGACATCTGCTAGTGCAGCAGCAACTAGTGCTACCTCAGCATCAGCATCTGCCACAGCAGCAGCGACGAGTGCAACTAGTGCAGCAGCAAGTGCAACCGCTGCAGCAACTTCAGCCACATCTGCTGCAGCATCTGCAGTAACTGCTGCTAACTCAGTAGCCACAATTGCAGGATATGCAACAACTGCTTCTAACTCAGCAAGTGCTGCTGCTACCTCTGCTACAAGCGCTGCAGCCAGCGCAACTGCTGCTGCTACATCTGCAACTTCATCTGCTACATCTGCTAGCGCTGCAGCAACATCTGCTTCTAGCGCTGCAACTTCTGCATCTTCTGCAGCAACCTCTGCTGCTAGTGCAGCAACAAGTGCAGCCTCTGCTGCTGCTGCAGTTGCAGCATCATTTGATGCTAAGGGTGACTTACTAGTAGGTACAGGTGCAGCAACATTTGACCAACTAACAGTTGCAGCAACTAATGGTTATGTTCTAAGCGTTAACAGTGCAACTGCAACAGGACTTGAATGGTCCCCTGCTAACGCTGGTGATATTACAGCGGTATCTGCTGGAACTGGTTTGACAGGTGGAGGAACAGCAGGTGCAGTAACAGTATCTCTTGATACATCATCTGTGTATGTAGTTCCTTCACAGTCAGGACAATCTGGCAAGTACTTAACTACAGACGGAACAACATCTTCTTGGGGTGCTGTCGCTGGTGGTTCACAGGTTAAGATTGATGGTGGCGCACCTTCAACCTATGACTACATTGACTTTGATGGAATGGGTACAAGCACAGCAACAACTGGAACTGTTGTAGTTTCACCAATCACAGTAACAGATGCTGACCCAGGTAAAAGAATCTATGTTGGAACAACAACTCCTTCATCTCCAGAAACAGGAGATGTATGGATTGATGAGTCAACAGACACAGACCCTGACCTACGCACTATGACACTTATGGGAGCATACTAATATGGCAGTCAAAAGATATAATGGAACCTCCTGGGATACTGTCGCAGGTCTAGGCGCTCAAGGCGCAGCAGCAACTTCCTCAAGTATTACTACTTGGGTAAAGACTGCATCAGGTGGTGAGACATCACTAACTGGTAACAGCGACTCATCTACAACTCTTGCCTACACTCCAGGACAAGAACAACTATTTATTAACGGCGTGCTACAAGTACGAGGTTCTGATTACACCGCAACCAACGGTACATCTATCACTGGTCTTGCAGCACTTACTGCTGGAGACATTGCAACTGTTACTACAGTCAATGCTTTCTCCGTAACTGGAGCAGTACCACTATCTACAGTAACTGCTAACGGTGACTTGATTGTTGGTACATCTTCTGGTGCGGTAGGTCGCCTAGGTATTGGTTCATCTAGTCAGGTGCTTACAGTGTCTGGCGGTGTGCCTACTTGGGCTACACCAACTCCTGGCGCTTTAACTAAAATTACATCTGCAACATTTACGACTGTTGCCGATACAGGAACAACATTTGATGGTGTCTTTTCTAGTAGTTACAAAAATTATTATATTATGTTTTCTAATATTGTTGGCTCTGCTGCAAATACAGATTTTAATTTTCAATTACGCAAATCAGGACCAACAACTCAAGCAAGTGCGTATTATGGAGTCAGATTAACTGGTGCAACGGCAACAACAATATCAAATGGAACAGCCTTCAAGTTATTTACTTTACAAACTGAAGCATCATCAGGAGATATGACACTAGCCCGTAACGCAACCCCAACATCTTGGTCATATAAAGGTCTTGAGAGATACCTCAATACAACAATTTTGGCTGCTGGACACAACGACTCTGTTGGCGCTAATTCAGCATTAGGTTTTATCTTATCCGCATCATCTGGAACAATAAGCGGCTTTGTGGCTGTTTATGGATTGGCAGACTAATGACAACTAAGGCAGAAAAAGTAACAGAGTTAAAAGCAGAATATCCAGTCCTGTTAAATGGTAGTGATGAGACTGGCTATACAGAATTAAATGCTGATGAATATGAAGCAAAGATTTCTGAATGGGCTGACAATATATTGGCTAAAGAAGCAGAAGAAACAGCCAAGGCTGCTGCAAAGCAGGCACTACTAGATAAACTAGGTATTACAGCAGAAGAAGCACAACTACTTCTTGGAGGTAACTAATGACACGCAGTAGAGATGTAGCAAACATTGATGGATTGCTAACAACCACAGGTGATACCTATTATGCCTCTGCTGCTGCAACACCAGCACGCTTAGGCATTGGTTCTACTGGTCAGGTACTGTCTGTATCTGGTGGTGTTCCTGCTTGGGTTACTCCTACTAGCGGTAGTATGACATTGCTATCAACAACAACTTTGTCTGCTACAACAACAACTGTTTCTGGTATTTCACAATCTTACAAGCATCTTTATATTGAAATACTTGGAATAGATACATCTGCTTTTAATCCAACAATAAATTATCAAACAAATTCAACGGGCGTTGTTTGGAATGTTTTACAGGCTGCTTCCACAACAGGTGCTGCTTACTACAACACCAGCGGAACAGTCGGCAATGCTCAAAACTATGGTGGCAATTATGGTTCTGGCACAAACAAAGCCGCAATGTGGGTTTATGACTACACAGACGCGGTGAATCCAAAGGTTGGAACATTCACACAAAGATGGGTGAACGAAGGTGGTTCGCCAATTTTGTTCAATGGTCAACTGGTCGCAAATCATACTGCGGCAATGACATCATTCTCAATGGTAGTTTCAACAGGCAATTATGACGGCGGAACTATCAGAATTTACGGAGTAAACTAATGAGCAGACCACAAGTAAAAGAACACAACATTGAAACTGATGAAATTATTGTTCGCGATATGACCGATTTTGAATTGGCAGAGTACGAGGCATTTCAAGAAGCAGAGTTACAAAAAATTGAAGATGCCAAAATAGCAGCACTAGCCAAAGCAGCAGCAGAAGCAAAACTTGCTGCCCTTGGCTTAACAACAGACGACCTTAAAGCGCTCGGATTAAACTAACAACGAAAGGTAGTAACTAATGGCTACAGTAAGTAAGGTGCTGGCTAGAACAGCAGCAGCAACAACAAGCACAACCCTATACACAACACCTGCTGGAACTACAGCAGTAGTAACTAACATTGTTATCTGCAACCCGACAACGGCTGGAGTTACAGCATCAATGACTATCAATAGCGTTGACCTACTAGGTAGCGTCTCTATTGCTGCTAATACTTCTGCCTTCTTTGACTTAAAGCAGGTAGTACCAGCAACACAGGTAATCGCTGGAAGCGCATCATCAACATCAGTTGACTTCCACATCAGCGGAGTGGAGATTGCATAATGGGTCAAACAGTTTATCCTTCTCTTAATTACCCACAATATCCTACTTGGACAACTAACACACGCCCATCAACTTCTGGTCTTGCTAATGGTTATGTTGGATTTAATTCAAGTTCTTCTAAATTAGAAATCTGGAACGGCGCTGCCTGGAAAGATATGCTAGGCGGAACTCCAGCAGCACTAATGCCTTGGGCTGGTACTGCAATTACATTTACTGGAGCAAGCAGCAATGTAAGTGGAGCAGATGTTGCATCTGTCGGCAAAGGTATGGCTAACTCAACAGCATCAACTTCTGCTGTACAAACTGGCGGAACAATGACAATCAATAGCGTGTCACTTGGTTCCTATGATTTTGTTATTAAGAATACATCTACAACTGTTAGTACATTTACTAACTCTGATTGGTTTACAACAACAGCAGATACCCGTTCGGCTTGGGTTGTTGTTCAAGGAGATTTAACTATCCCTGCTGGAGTAACATTTATACCTAGCAACCGCAAATTATTTACTTGTATTTATGTAACTGGAAACTTAAATATTGGTGGAACAATATCAATGGCAAGCCGTGGTTCTAACCACAGCGGTACTGGTGTATCAGGCGGTTCTGTGACTGCTGGTGCAATTCGTATTGCAACTGGAACATACACATCAATTTCAAACCCAGAAGTTCCTGCTGCAGGTGGTGCTGCTGTTGCAAGTAGCACAAACGGTACCGCAGGTACTGGTGGCGGAACAGGCTCTGGTGGTGGTGGACAAAACGATAACGCCGTAGCAGCCCCACACGGTGCTGCTGGAACATCATTCTCTGGCGGAGCAGGT